GGGCTGAGAACGTGACCAGTCGCCGGGTATTCAGCCAGAGCAGCCTGAAGCATCGCCACACGAAGGCGGTCAATGCCGGTCACAGTCGCGGGCATGGTCGTGCCAGCCGGGACCGCAAAGGTGGTTGCCTGCGGAATGATGCCGAGCAGGTTCTGGCCGGTGCCATCGCCGTTGAGAAGCTGGTTCTCTTCGACATAGGCCAGGCCGTACAGCAGACGCTGATCAATGATCGAGCGCAGCTGGGCGATGTCAGACAGCACCTGACGGGATGCCTTCATCCAGTGTGCGATGACCTTGGCAGAGGTCGTCACAAGTTCGAACTGAATGTCAGAACCGGGCTTTGCAGCACCTTCAGCCACCGGAGCGGCTTTGTTGTTGAAGCCCTTTTCCTTGACGTATTCCAGCGAACCGCCGTCCATCTGGCCCTGCGAAAGCAGGTCACGGATCGTAAGGCGACGCTGGGGCAGTTCAAGAACGCCCGGAAGGCGAGTGGTCTGGATTGCAGCGCCAACGGAACCGGCGGCGTTCGTGGTTGCCGTGGTCAGCGTGGCCTTGGTCTGAATGTCGACGCGACCGCGAGGGTTCGCCTGACCGAGAAACTCCTTGACTTTGTCGTTCTCAACGAACTGTTCGCCAATGGATTTCTCACGGTCGCCTTCGCCACCGGAACGGGCCGCCTTCTGCTCAAACTCGTCAAGGCGAGCCTTGAGTTCGTTCATGGCGAGCAGATTTTCGTCGGCCTTTTCCTTCAGGCCTTCGCTGAGGTCGCCGTTCTTCTTGGCTTCCGCCACGGCCTTTTCAGCGATTTCCTTCACGGTGTCGAACTTCTTCTCGAAGTCAGCCTTGACCTCCAGAGCAAGCTGCTCTGCTGTTTTAACTTCACTCATGGGAATGTCCTTTCTGGACAAAGAGGGTGAGATTTAACCGCGCAATGCTTTTAAGAATGCGGTTACGTCGCTTGCCTTTTCGCCCTCTGGATCACCCAGAACGGCCTTTGCATAACCATGCGAGGCAATCGCGCATGCCATGCTTTTTGGAACCCCTGCCTCACGCAAGATGTCCTCAAACTCTTTGATCGGCATGGGATCGCCATCGCGCAGACGGCGGGCGAAAGCTTCCATGCGTTCGGATTTTACTGTTTCCACAAGCGAACGCTTGTTCGCCGGGTTGTTGACAACAGACACTTCAACAAGACGAATTTTCTTCAGGATCGTCACGCCTGTGCGCTTTTGGTCGGGCTCAGCACCTCCCGCCGGGATCGAATATCCAATTGATAGCCCCCGTACGCGCTTCTTCTTCAGCGCAAGATGGACACGCGCCCCGAAGTCGTCTTCAAGCTCGATGCGGCCCTTGGCCCAAAGACCCTTGCCGTCTTCGGCCATCTCGATCCAATCACCGATTGGTAAAGTACGCATATCATGGCCAAAAAACATCATGGGCATGGTGCCTGCGCGTCGATGTTCGACCAATGTTTCTGCGAAAGCACCTGGCGCGATCACGTCGCCGTAGCTATCCGGCGAGCCGCCGAACGTGCTTGCGTACCCCTCAAAGGTGCCGTCTTCCGACAGGTCTTTAACCTGTAGGGCAAAATCTTTGGTTTTCATCGAGATTTATTCCTCGTTGTCGGTCTGACGTGGCGTCAGTTCTCGGTCTTCACCGGCATCGGTGATCGGAACATTCTGCATCTGCATACGCGGTACATCGCCGCCTTCAACCGGCGGGTAGTTTTCCAGTGAGCGGACCTCATTGATGGTCATGGCACCGATAGCGGTCATCTGCTGGTAGAACTTCGCCCTTCCGCCGCTGTCGCCTCGCAGAAGCCCTTCTTGGTTAAATTCGATGATAACCCCCGCCGCCTTATCGGCTGGCGTTAGCAACTGCTTTTCGAGCGCCTGTTCGATACGCTTCAGACGACGGCGAAGAGTGAACTTCTGGAATGCCAGCGTCTGCTGCTCGATACCTGATCCCCAACTGGTCGATTTCGAAGTGTGGCCGACCATGTGAGGCGGGACGCCGAAGAACCGGCAGATTTCCTCAACCGAGAAAGCCCGCGTTTCCAACATCTGGGCATCTTCTGGCGTAATCGTCAGTTGCTGCCATTCCGTGCCGCCTTCAAGGACGATTGGCTTGCCAGCATTCCCGCTGCCGATCTTCGCGGCCAGTTTCTGTTCTGCGACCTCGCGCTGCTCTTCTGTCAGCCATTTCTCAAACTTCAGGACGCCAGATGGGCGAAGTCCATTCTGGAACATCGATCCCGCCGATGTGTCAGCGGCTTGAGCCAGCCCAAACACCCGGCGGCCAAAGTAAAGCGTTGACGCCCCACCGAGAGGATTGCCGCCAAACCCACGGATATGCAGGATTTCGCGGTCTGTGGATTCGTTTGCCTTACCGTCCTCGGTCCATCGATAGACCAGACTGCCATCCGTCTTCTTCTGAACGCTCATGAGCGCCGGAAGAATAGGAGTGAGAACCTTCACCTTCTTGTCGGACCGAGTGACCCGCGCGTAAGCGTTGCCCCAAAGCTCCACGGAAGCCGCCATGAAATCCCAGAAATCAACTGCTGTCTGGTCGTAGTTCGGGCTGTCGTGCAGAACGTTGTATAGCGGATGATCGCTTGCAGTCTCCCGCGATCCGTCAGCGTTGGTCCGATAAACCATCAAAGGCAGCGACGAAATCGTGCCGGAAATCAGGTTTACACATGCCCAGACAGCCGAAAGCGCCAGAACATTGCGTTCCGTGATGATCTCTCCCGCACCGCCGATGCTATCCGCTGGATACCAAGCGTCAGGTTCACGAACGGTCAGGTTCCGCTTCACAGGCGTATCGCCAACGAAACCATTCAGCATCTTTCGCAATAGGTTCACGCTGCACCTGCCAAGCTCTTGAAGTAATCGTCTATGCCGTCATATTCGGCCTCTTGCTGGATGAACCAACCGAGGGACATTATGAGCGCTACCGCTCCGTCGATCTTGTTCTGTGGCATTTCCTTGCGCGGATAGACGTTCTCTTTCGCGTCGTAATGCCCAACCACGTTGCCAATCATCCAGTTCATCACCGCATTGCCGGTATGATGAATGCGGCCTTCGCGCATGAGTGCATCAAGCGTCTTTGTTGCCTCACTCATGGTTGCCACGGTCTGCCGGTATTCTTCGGCTGGCATCCCATCCCGCTTGAGGTTCTGGATCATTTGCTGGGCCTGCCATGGATCGGTAGCAACAGCCTGCAAGTTCAAGCTGGGCGCTTCTGCCCGAATGTCATCCTCAATGATGCTGAAATCGATTGTTTCACCGACCGTCGCCACGATATCGCCCTGCAACTCCCAGCCGCGATACATCGGATGACGATCTTCATCAATTGCAACCCGTGGTAGGTAAAAACGGGGGAAAACATAGTAATGTGCCTTCCCATCTATCAACCTGCGGTATGTATTCACGCGGGCTGCAATATCGATCTTGCTGGCGAGATCGAGGCCGATGACGCATTCATCTTCGGTAAAATCTGCCTCATCCAGCGTCCGATCCTCGCATTTCCGCCACCATTCGGTGTCGAACAGCGCCGAATTGGCATCAACCCACACATTCAGGTGCTTGGTGAGGTAATTCGCCCTCGCCGTCGCGACCTGCCGGGCCTTTGCTGCCGTTTGCATGACAATCTTTGGATCGACCGAGACGCCCCAGTTCGGATTGGCCTTGCGCAAAGTCTCCTCTGAAAAGGGATCGTCGCCCTCATCAATGGTGTAAATGATCCCGAATACCGCTTCCGCCGCCTCACCGCTGACGTGACCGGCCAGAACGTCAAGGACGAACTTGCGCACCTCGTAGCAGATACCGTGCTTGTTGCTGCCCGCCGTGGTGATCATCCAGAGCATCGACTGCGGACGTTTGCCGAGGCCGGTTTCCAGCACATCGTAAACATCGCGGTTCTTGTGAGCATGAAGCTCGTCCACTATTGCCAGATGGATATTCAGGCCATCCAGCGTGTGGCCTTCTGCCGACAGCGCCTTGAAAGCACTGGAGGATTTCAACTGCACAATTGCTTGCGCCGTTACGTCAACACCGAAGCGATTGCGGTATCCTGGCATCTTGCGGGCCATGGCTTGCGCATCGCGGAATACGATACGGGCCTGATCGCGGGTTGTAGCCGCCGAATAGACTTCGGCACCTGCTTCGCCATCCAGCGCCAGCATGTAGAGACCCACCGGAGACGAGAAAGACGACTTGCCGTTACCTCTGGGAACCTCGACATACACCCGGCGAAACCGCCTGTTGCCCTCAGCGTCAACCCAGCCGAATGCCGTGCTCAGGACGAATACCTGCCACGGCTCAAGGATCATTAGATCGCCACGCGAAGCGGCAGGCCCCTTGATATGCGG